GGTACTCATGCCGGTAACGTCAGAGACATGCTGCATCTGGTCGGCATACGAGATCGCCGCACCGACCGTATCATCGAATCCCTGCTGGGCTGCTCCCATCGCGGTCTGTGCCGCCATCGTGATGACATCAAACGATGCCGCTGCGTTGGCGATCCCCCCGGACAGGCCGGAGTCATCCAGCCCCAGGCGAACCCACAAGGATCCAACTACCTGCTCACCCACGAGAATCTCCTCCGGTTGCCTTGACCCATTTGTTCATTTTCTGCCTGATTTCTTCCAGCCGTGACGTTGGATCGCATTCATCTTCCGGCTCTTCGGTTGCTGGTATATCCCACTTAAACGCATAGAGGGAATCCGCGTCGATTTCAACGCCCTCTTTGAGCGTTTTTCCAGCTATGTTGAGCAGCCTTGCAGTCTGGACGGCAAAGAGCCGGTCGAAGTGCCACAGGTCAGCTCGTTGCCGTTCCGTCCGTATTTTGAGTTTAGTCTCAATCATCACCCGGAGATCACGGGGCGTTAGGTTCCAGAGCTCAGCCGGGGAGAGACCGCATAACCCGTATGCAGCCGGTTCTATGGACTTGATCCAGTCCCTTCCGAGTTTTTTGAGGGTTCGGTCTCCTGGGGCACAGCCTCTTTTTCGAGCACCGCCTTGAAGGTGAACCATTCCCCGGCACCGAACCCTTCGAAGATCTTGTTACCGAGCTCGATCATGACCGCCCCGGTTTTTCCAGTCGTATGGGTTCGTACGAGATCAAGGGCCTCTGCCCGTCCAGCTGCACCTCGCGGGAATACCCGGGGGAGTTCGCCATGGGGGCCGGGCAGACCGTTTTTCTTGAGACCCGCATAGAGCATCGTTCCAAGCACGCCAATTCGTTTGATCTGGTTCTCGTTGAGTATACTCACCAGTGGTTTATCGAAGATGGACTCCATCTCGTCTACGTCGATGGCTGAAAACTGGAGGAGATACTTTTCTCCCCCGATTTCGATGGGTACACTATTCAGCATTACGACATTCCCCGGGTGATCTGGATTTCATATACGGATGGCGTGACGTTGGTACCGGTCACAAGCACGAAGACTGTAAGGATGGAACCGGTCGGGTACTGTGCAAGGGTATACGGGATCGCGGTACTTGCCACGCCGGTTGCGGTTTGGTTTCCGGCCACGTAGATCGTACCGCTCGCTGCCGTTGGCGTGACGATAATCGAGGTGCTTGCCTGTTTGGACGTGCAGGTATACTGGTAGGTCGTACCGGACAGCATCGGCGACATCGTGAAGATATTCGGTACCTGGTCCTCTACAACCATATACGGCGTAGTCAGGTTCGGGCCTGCCGTGGTAATGGGCGTGATGCCTCCGGTCGGCGTGACGGTAAAATCCCGGGAAGCCGGGTTGCTTTTCAGCGGGGTTTTCTTCTTTATACCGCTGACAAACCCGGGCACCTGGTAAGACAGGGACGCAAATGCCGGCGGGAAAATAACCTGCCACATGCCAGTCGTCCGTGCAGTGGCCATGGTCTCAAGGGCGGCCTGCGTTACATCGTTTACGAAGTTCACCGTGTAGGTCATGTCACCGTAGGAGAGCTGTCCGGGGATAGTGATCTTACAGGGGCTGTCATGGCTCGTAGAATCGACTTTTTCAACGGCGAGCGGGGGTTCGGAAATATCCGTCATCTCGGCAAGAACGTAGCCGTTGAATGCGAGAAACATCCCGGTTGCCATCTTGGCTTGTGAAGTCATGGTTTGTGGTACCTCAATGTGCTGAATAGAAAATCAGGAAATCGCGGTGGTCCCGGAAGATGCCGACGGTGAGAGCATCGGCATTATCCGGGGCACCTCCCGCGTCTTCGATGCGGATCACGTATACGGTGTTCATGAAAGAGTTCGTCGTGCTGTGCAGGCAGTCAGCGATTGCTTCGCTGATGGTTTCCGCGAGACCGTCAGATTGTGTGAAAACGGTGCACTGGATCCGGGCGGTTGCATAATGTGCAGTGTTATTGCCGGCTTCCCGGAGTTTCGTGACGCGGTCTACGACGATGGAAGGATAGGGCGGCGATGGCGGCAGGGTGCCCCGGTAGATGTTGGTCCCTACTTGACCGGCAACAGCCGTATTGGCAAGCAGCTGGTCGATGACAGCAAGCACAATATCCTGCATCACTCATCTCCGAAGGCATCTTTTGCAATAGTACCGGCCATGATCGCAAGGTATTTGTCCATCTCGGTATCGAGCGGCGGCCGGAAATGCGGCCGGGGCTCCTGGAAAAAGTGCCTGCCGAGGGAATCGGTCATATCGTAGAATCCATACTCCAGCCGCCGGGAGAATGGATCGGGAGATCCGACAATAACGGAATTATCGTCGTCTGGTGAAGGTTTGCAGGAGATGCCGTCCCGGTACTCACCGGTCTTGACCGGTGCGAGAGCTTTCACATCGGCAACGTAGGCAAGACCGCCCTGCATCGCAGCGTTTCCGGAGCTTGCACGAACCTCATCCAATGCATCCTGTAAACCAGCCATGCACTCTTCGAGTCCTTCGAGTTCGGCGGTCAAGTCAGTGGCCTCCCCCGCCGCCGATACCCAGTTCCGAGAGCTTGCAGAGAATCCAGTACCCGCAGACCGAAGCGATCAGGGATAGGCTTACGGCAATACCGACAAGTTTAGCCTGGAATTTTTCGAGGACATCGAGCCGGTTACCGTAATCTTCCATGCAGGTATCGCCTTTTTCAAGGCGTGCGAGGATAGAGTCCACTTTACCGTCTATCTGGACCAGCCATTCACGATCCGTCTGGGGTTTTGTCGCGTCCATCGCTTACACCACCTTCTTGATCGTACACGTCCAGTGCCGGACGCCGGCTCGGGTAGTATCGGGTTCAGCGTTAATGATCTGGAACGTGCCATTGTAGCCCGGAACCGTACTGGTGATCGTGTCTTCATTCTGTACGACTGAAGCACCGGGCAGGATACAATGGAGCTGATCAACGAGGATCGGCACACCGGCAGCACTTTCCCCTGCGACCTGGCTGGTAAAGAACCGGCAAACCGATGCGGTGATCTGTTTGTTGGGTGAAGGGGCACCGTACAAATCCTTACCGGTCGATATCGTATGCTGGAGCGTGCAGGAGTGCACGAATATCGAGGGGGATACCGGGGCGGTCACAGGTCTTCCCCGGCAAGGGCTATCAGCCCGGCATACTGTGCTTCGTTGTCCTCATCGGCGCCGGTCTGGCTCAGGATATACTTATCGAGAGCAGCCCGCCCTTTATCATCGTAGAATTTGATACTGACGTCAATAGCAACCTCTTCCTTTGTCGGGCCGGCAGAGAGACTGTTCGGGATCGTGCCGTCATGTTTCTGCATAATCCGGATATCCCGGCAGAGCCAGTTCTGGGATGCGACCATGAGCATGCCGACGCCGCTTCCGGAAACGTTCACCGGGTTTACCGGCAGGTCGTTCATGTCGAGTTCAGCCTGGATAAACTGCTCAACGACAGCACCGAGCGAATCGACCGTCGCCTGGGAGTAACTACATCCCGTTTCAAGCATCGCCGCGATGTCGTTAGCCCAGATCAAGCCGGTCATTTGGATCCTGAAAAATTAAGAGAAGAATTACGAGCTTCCCTGGTAAACCGTCATCCAGTTGCCGGGGGCTGCTCCCCATCGGGCGTAGATGGAGGCAAACGCATTGTTTTCCTTCATCACATCATCGCTGGTGTTCGGGTCCATCTTGACCGTCAGCGTGGGGGTCTGCCGTTCCTGGAGGAGTACCGGTTTGGTCATCCTGCCGGTACAGGCAACGTGCCATTCGCTCGGACTTGTCAGGTATTCGTTGACAATGATTTTCTTCAGGATACCGCCGAACTCGTTACTAGTCGGGATATTATAGACACCGGCGGGGGTTGATGCGGTGGTATTCTGTGATGAAGCGGTGCCGACCGACATGAAGAATGCCGAGTGGAGCAACTGCTTGGCGGGGATCTCAAGCATCGGGGGCACAATGAGTGTATCCGGGATAATCCCCAGCGGCCTGCCGGTCTGGTCGGTCAGGGTACGCATGTTTGCGATGACTTCCTGCAGGTTAGTCGCATTGAGGGTGTTCGTGCCGCCGAGCATGTTGCTCTGGAATGCCGAACCGACACCCTGGTGGTCCTGGGAATAGAGCGGGAGACCGTCAAAACCGGCCTGGTAGTTCGATCCGCTGGTCTGGGCTCCGTTGTGGAGGACGCTGTATACAAGGGAAACGGGCAGCCGTTTTCCTTCCATGGCAAGCTCGGCGATCTTCTGGGTCAGGATCCCGTACTGGTCGTCCTGGAAGACCGTGAGGGGGATCTTGATACCGGTATCGAAGGACTTGTTGAAGACCATGAAGGTCTGTTTATTTCCGACACCGGAGAACTTGCGTTCCCCTTCAAACGGCGTCATCTGCGGAACGGCACCGAGCGTCGGGTAGACTTCAGCTTCTTTTGTGGAGGGAACAACCTGGGTAAACAGGCCGTAATCGTCAGGCACATAGATATCGTAGATCCGGAAAAACTGGGTCTGGATCAGGAGCTGCGTAAATTCAGGATAAAGATCGGATAAACCAACGGGCATGGTTAGACCACCATATACTGGACGTGGAAGACACCCGTGATCGGGGTTGCTGCTGCTACTGCCGTTGCGGCGAACTGGGTCAAAGTCGGGTTTTGTGGCGAAGCGTAGTACTTCTGGGTCGCTGCGTAGATTGGGGTCGCATCCCCGGACTTGATGGTTGCCTGGTTCAGGAACGCTCCAAGCGTAATGTTCGCAGAGGTTGTGGACTCGAAGATAAGATCAACGAATCCCGGTGAACCGGTGGCCGGGCTGAGCGAGCCATTCACCAGACAGTTGTTGTTCAGGCTGCCATTCGCGGTTGTGGCAAGACCCAGACTGACAGAAGCACCGGTGAGTGGATTCGTGAATTCAACAATCACATCCATCACGATGGCGCGGGGAGGAAGCGTGATACCGGTGAACTGAGTGCCAGTTGTCTGGCTGAACGGGACATTGATCACACCGACCGGATCAAGCCGCTGCGGCAGACTGGCGGCAAAGCCGGTGATATTGACCCATAGATATCCGCTCTCGTAGTCCTGGACGATACCAATTGGCTGCCCGTTTTCGACAAGGGAAATTGTG